GCGCGCAGAACCTCCAATTCGGTTCGCGTCACGTCCCAGCCATCCCTGATCGCCTGGGCGCAGATGCCCGCGTACTGGTCGCCGCAGACCTTCCGCACGGCCGCGATACGCTCCTGCTCTGCGGCGGCGCGGGCGCGCATGTCGGCGACCGGATCGGCCGTGATGCCCACTTCGGCTGCGCCGACGACAGTCGCCTGCGCCGCAATGGGCGGTGCGGCCGCATCCTGGCCGGCAGTCGCCGTTGCAGCGGCGGTATCCTTGCCGGTGCCGTCCTGCGCGGTCTTGTCCTGCTTGCTGGTGTCGCTGCTATCCATGACTTCTTTCTCCTTGGCCGATGCGGCCACACTGGCCGACGTGTTGTTGTCGGCTCCCAGGTCCACGAAGGAAATCTCGCCGAGCGTCGAGCGCCGGACGACGTTGACGGGGCCGGTAAACTCCCGCCCGTTCACGAGAACGGACTGGGTCTCTTTCACAAACTCGAACTGCTCGACGGATGTCCCGATGGACGCCTGCCACGGGAAGCCGTTCTTTGCGGACGCCACCACTTCGCGGGCGGCGGCGGTGTCGCGGGAGATGACGCCGGAGGCGACGAGCCGCCCATCCCGCACGGCGATGGAGTCGCTGTGGCCGACGCCGGAGTTGGCATCGTGGCCGAAGCGGATCGGCCGGTTCTGCGACGGGATGGCCAGCCCGGCCAGGTCCACGACGACCGGGTATCGCCAGCCCGCAATCCGCATCGGCCCGCCCGTGTAGGCGACCATGTTGAATCGGGGCAGAGGCGGCTTGCCGTCCGGGCCGGCCGCGGCGACGACGTCGATCTCCATCGCGGCGGTCAGGTCAAGCTGCTTCGGATTGTCGTTACTGTTGTTCGTCACCGGTGTCGTCCTTGTTTTGCGGGTCGGCTGCGGGTTGTGCCCCGGCGGGAACGGCCTGTGCGACCGTCAGCCCCAGTTCTTTCATCAGGGCCATTTCCCTGGCCCGCTGGCGAAGCTCGGTCTCCCAGTCCTTGCCCTGCTTGGCGTACTCGGACGCCAGCGTGGTGGTGTTGGAGGCCAGGCGCTGCGCCTGGGCGTTCGCTTCCTTTTGCGGATCGACATGCTCGTGGCCGTCCCAAAACCACTGGTGGGGCCAATCCTCCAGCCCGGCCAGTTCGGGATAGACCTTGACGGCCTCAGCCATCCACGCATCGAGGATGCGATCCAGGACGACCGCCTCGCAGTGGGACTGTTCCACGCGGATGGACTTGTAGTAGGTCTGGTGGTCAAGCCGCCCCGAGGCGTAGTTGTAGCCCGAGGAATTGCAGGCCGCGATGTTGTACGGCATGTTCAGACAACGGGCGATCTCGTTCAGAATCTCCCGCTTGAACTCACCGTAAGTTGTCGTCGGCTGCTGCGCCTCGATCTGCCCGAGTCTCCAGCCGTCGGGCAACACCGTGGCCATTCGCTTCTCAAGCTCGACCACGTCCATCGGTTCGAGCGTCTGTGCCTCGCCGTTGGCCGGGGAGTCCGTAAACAGCACAGCCGCGAAGTCCGCTGCGGTTTCCGCCGCGGCGATCACCGCCAGCGTATACCGGCGAAGCTGCGCGAAAAGCGGTAGCGCCGGCAGGATGTCAGGCAGGCCGCGACTTTGACCGGGCCGATCCTTGCGGAACCAGTGGATGATGGATGTGGCGGGGATGACCCGGTATGCCAGCGGGACCATGTTCAGGGAGTCACCCGGATGGTAGTCCAGGACGTGGTACTGGCTGGGATTGCCGAACTCGTCGAATGCGATTCCGTCCACAAAGGCAGGGGTGGGCAACTTCATCAGCGGCGTGGTAACCTGGTCGGCCTCGATCAGCCTGGCGTCGAGCTTGACGGGCGTGTCCATGTTGGCGTTGGAGAACAGCAGGCCGAAGGCTTCCCCGTCCTGTGCCCGCGACTGGCGCATGGTGCGGAGCTTGCCGGGGAGGTCGACTGCCTTCGCCCACGCGACAAATTCCTTCTCGATCAGGCCGTTGACGCCTTCGTCTTCACCGTCATCCAGAAGCATCTGGAGGCGCGGACCCGTGCCGATCACGTCATTCGCCAGCGTCAGCACGATCCCCCGCGCGTAGGAATTGTTCGCCACTTCATAGCGAGCGCGGTTGCGAAGGATGCGGCGGACCTGAGGGGAAGCGGCGGCGCTGGCGGAAAAGCCGTCGGCGTTCGCCCAGTGGCGGCGGTTGTCATCATTGGTGACGGCCGCGTCGTAGCGCGCCCGCAGCACGGCCGGGAGGGACCGCCTTTCAGAAGAAGCCTTTGTGTTACGGCGGAAAGGCCACATCAGGCGGTCCCTCCCGGCGAGAGCCTGGCCAGCTTGATGCCGATGCCCTTGGAACGACTGGCCTTCTTGGACTCCAGATACTTGTCGGCGGCGATCTGGTCGGCCAGCGGGTGCTGCTCGACGGCGACGGAGTCCGCATTGGCCTTTTTGGGGCCGGAAGCGTTGTCCTTGATCGAATTGTCGAGGGTGTCGGTCATGCGGAGTCTCTTCCTTCACCCTCTTACTTCCGCAGGTCGGGCAAATGTGTCCCGCGCATTTTTTCGCCCCGATTGAACAACTGCGTCCGGGGTCGATCAGGAACCCCTGCTCCGCTGGAGTTCGGAAAGCCGAACGCGCTGTCGAGGCTGAGACATGCGAGTTTCAGCGCCGGGCAGACCCGCGCCCTGGACCGAGGCCGCCACGGTGCAGCCCACCAGGCAGTCCAGCCAGTGGTTGTCCTGCGCCGCGGCCCTGACCTTCCATTCCTCGACCGTCCGCCCTCGCGCCTCGACCGTGACGGGATGCTCGGCCGTAAGGTGCTCGGCGAAGAGCCGGTGGTCGTCCGCTTTGCGGCCGAACAGGGAAAGGCACCCTTTGTCGCCCATGGCCACGGCGAGCCGGGCATGGACGAAGCTCTTCCAGTAGTTGGTGTCGATCAGCACGTATCGCACCTGCCGTCGGCCCTGGACGTTGGGAATCCGCCAGTGCGCTCCGATGCGGTCGCCGCGCCTGCGCTTGTACTCAGAGAAGGGCTGGCTGGTGGCACCGATGTACTTGCCGTGGCTGGGCAGCAGGATGGCGCTATGGGAACTCTGGCGGCAGAACTGGTACACCAGGTCCGTCGACTGGCCCCAGTTGGCGTCGATCAGGCAGCGGTCGATCTTGATCTCGGCCCCGTCCTCGCGTTTCCAGGAGCGGCAGAGGTACTCGTTGGTCAGACTTTCGAGACCGGCGTAGATGGCCCCCTCGACGCCGGCCTGCGGCGAAATCCGCTCCAATGTCCTGCGGGCGTCCCGTAGCGTGAAGTACTGCCGCTGCTGATCGGGCCACGTACCATAGTCCACGATGTAGCCCGTGAAGTCGTCCTCCCATGCCGCGACGACATAGAACAGCAGCCGCGCCTGCACGTCAATGAACATCGTCAGGTGACTGGCTCCCAGCGGAATCTCGCCGCGTGTGTGGCTGTTGAGCTTACCGGCGATCTCATCAGCCGTAAGGGTGGTTCCCGCCGCTTCCTCGACCAGCGGCTCATTCTGGTATTCGGCGAAGAACGCGGCCTCGTCCCGGAGCTTTAGGTTCATCGCGTTCTGGATCGCCGACAGTTCGTCGTCGTTGTACCGCTCCGGCCATGCGATCACCGCCCCGGCATCCATCTCCTCGCGACTGGCCGCGTAGAAGTCCGTCGCTTCGCGTCCGTCACCATCGTTCCGCAGGCTGTCGGCCCGAATCTCCGCATACCGCGCCCAGAGCTTGTCATTGACCGGGAAGGCGTAGACCAGCTTGGTCCGCTCTCCCTGCCATTCGGGGTGCTTCTCCCGGTCCAGCATGTTGTCGGCCATGTCGTCGGGGCGGATGACCGTACAGCACATCAGCCCGGCGATCTTCTTGCCGGGACCGGCCATGCCCAGCACGTCCCCGGCCAGGATCGCCTCGCGGCGCTGGGACTGGCTGGGAGACCATGCCGACTCGGTCGTTTGCGGGTCGTCGACCATAGCCAACTGGGGCCTGACCACCTGACCATCGGCCCGGGCATGGTTCTGGCCGCGGATGTCCGATCCCTTCATACCCGAGCACGAGATCACCACGCCGCTGGCGCGACTGCCTCCGATGGTGGGCAGGACGATCTTGTCGGCGTTCCATTCGATCCGGGTCGGTTCGCTGTGATATCGCTGGCCCTT